AGGCAGATTGTAGTCCGCCTGCCCTGTCACCATGGCGATCGAACCTTCCTCGATAGTCCAGAAGTTGATACCCCGGTTCGCCCACTCGATGGTCAGGAGGTTCAGAGACCTCCGGGCAGTCCGGAAGTCGTAGCCTGAGCGAAGCTCTTGCCCGCAACGCTCGAAAGCCTCCTCGATGATCTCGTTGAGATCGAGGTTGAAGGTTACGGTTCCGGATGTGGTCATAATGGGCCTTTAAACGATCCTACGGTGTTTTGCCACCTTCTTGGCCACCTTGGGTGGCTGAGGCACAAACTGCTTGCCTGCGGCCTTCCCTGCGCGTTTGGCGCGGGTTGTGGCGGCATATTCAGCCGGGGTGAGAGACTTGATGGCGGATTCCGGCAAATATCGCTCCCCGGTCTTGCTGGAGGGCTTGCCGGACTTGGTGCGCCATTTCTGGGCAGTCCACGCCTTGAGACTCTGCTGGGGAGCTTTCATCCCTTGTATCCGCCGCCTTTCGCCTTGTATTGCTTGGCCAGAAGCTGGGCCTTGCGGGCTGACCACTGGCCTGCCTTGGTGCCCTGCACCTCCTGAGACTTGATCCGCTCAAAAAGCGCCTTGCGCATACCCGGCTTGGTGTAGTTGCCAGCCTCGTTCACCTTGCTGGCCCCACCCTGTTTAAACATCTTAACAGGCTCGTTGCCATCCCGCTTCTTGATAGCCCGAACCTTTTTGGGGTTAATGGCCCCCATTCCACGGGATGGCATCATGGTCAGCAGTACTTCTTCGCCATGCCGCCCTTTTTGAGCATCTGGCCTTTGGTCTTGCCACGCTGGGTGATGCCGTCAGCAGCGCGACGATAGACGCTGCCGCCTTTGGCATGCTTGGCCATACCACCCTTTTTCATGCCAGCTTCAGCCATCTCATGCTTGACCATCGCCTTGGGAGCGCCCTTCTTCTTCATGAAGGCCACTTCCTTCTTCACCATCGCTTTCGACTCTTTCACTTGACCACCTCCTGACTGAGAGAACTCACGACCCACGGATTGTGGGACACCCACCTTCTTGGCGAACCCACGATTGTGAGCCACCGCCTGCATAAAACGCTTCTGCTTTTCGGATACGGCTGGCATCAGAAAATCCTGCCGCGAGTCTTGCCGCGCTGCGCAATGCCATCAGCCCGCTTGGATGCTGAGGAAACGGAGCCGCCCGCAGCATACTTCTTGACCTTGCCACCGCGCTTGTGGCCTACATCCCGATCGCCAAAAGACTTACCTTGGCGCATGGACTCCATCTCACCACGCTCTCTGATCCTCGCGGCACGGGCCGCTTCGGTCGGGGTAAGCTCCCTATGACTTTCTTGAAGTTTCCTTGCGCGATCACGAGCAGCAGCAGCATTTCGGTTAAGCTCTTCAAGTTTTTTTGCTCTTTCACCAGCAGCAGCAGCTTTTTCTGCGTCATAAGCCTTCACTGCATTACCCATGCGTCTGGTCATGTTTGCGGTTTTTTGCGCACCGTAAACACCTCTTGCTACTCGGCTAGCAGGCAAAACGGTAGCAAGAGCTTCACCAAGCCTCTGAGTGTTTTCTGCGTTCCGAGCCTTTTCTTCATCACTGCGCTCGCGACGAATAGCTCCTCGCTTGATGTTGCCATAGTCAAGATACCTGCCATCCCCTACGATCGCGTTCCTCGGGGACTCGGTCATCGAGGGGGAGCGGCTGGTATCCGGTGCAGATTCTTCCCGGGCCTGAACGGCAGACCTGCGAGCCGTCTCGGTTTGTGCCGCTTTGCGCATCACCGGGGCCATGGAACGAGGCATACGCTCCTCGTCCGATACTTCACTCAGATCAGAACGATAGACCTTTTGCGACTCAGGGCTATCCTCATCGACCAGATCGCCTTCCCGATAGCGACGCATCTTGATTTTCTTTTTCATACTATCCGTCCTTTCGTCTTGCCGCGTTGCGCGATGCCATCTGCGCGTCTGGAGGCGGCGCAGACAGAGCCGCCCTTCTTCATGCGAGCCGCAGGCTGTGCGGCAGCGCTGGTTTCAGCTTTCTGGGAGGCCAGCCCTTGCTGCATAAGTTTTTCCTGCATGGCCTTTTCCTCAGTCCTGCGCTGGCCACTGTCCGCCAATGCCCGAGCGCCAAGACCAAGAAGGCCCTTGTCTGCCATCTTGCCAAACATGCCGCGACCAGTAGCAATGCCGTAGACCGGACTCAGATTGGCAAGCATTTCCTTGGTTTTTTCGTTCATACCATGCGTCCTTTGGTCTTGCCGCGCTGTGCGCAGCCATCAGCACGTTTGGAGGCGGGGGAGACCTGACCGCCCTTCTTGTAGCCAGCCTGCTCATAAGCCTCATACTCGCGAGCAGCCTTTGGCACAGATTCGCGCATCCGCTTCGCCAGCCGCATGTCATCGCGAGCCGCTTTGCTCATGGTTGAGGATATACGCGAGAGAAAATCTCCCTCACCAGAAATCCCGCGCTTCATGACCTCGCGAGATTCGTCCAGTTTCTTCCGCTCTTCTTCAGTAGGTTTACGATAGCCCTGAGCCATGTTCATCCCCTTTGCGCTTTCGCAAGGTCATCAATCTTCGACTCAAGGCGTTTAAACCCATCATCGAATCGTTCAACAATTCGGTCAACCTTATCGTCAACCTCTTTGCGAGTAATGTGGTCGCGAGCAACTTCCTCGCGGGTGCGATTCAGCAAGATGCTGAGACGATTGAGTTCGTCCATCTTGCCCTTAAGCATGAAGCCCATTCCTGCCACAAAGAAAGATAGCACCGCGTTCCACAGCATCATCTCCATGGCCTAGCACTTCCATGCTCGCAGTGACTTATTGATCCGGCTATTCGGATCATTCGCCGTCTTCGTCGAAGTCAGCTTCTTCTTCATGCCCTTCATACGAGCGCAGAAGCTGTCTCTCCGAGGGCCTCCTTCGGGCTGAGGCCGCTTCAAGCCGGGCTTTCCGGGATTGGCGGCGTTGTAGGACGCCCTCCCCTTCTCGTTCAGCCCACCTTTCGGATTCTTTCCTTCTTTCCTTTGCCATGCCGGACTCTTAGCCATACGCAACCCTCAGAGGTTCGTTCTCTTCCTTGATTTCCGCAGCCCTCATCATCGGAAAAAGAACATCGTTCGCAAAATCTCCCGGGAACTCATGGGTTCCGAAATGCCCCAGCTTGATCATGGGGTCAATCCAGACTTCAAAACCATGAGAACGGGCGCGATCGCAGAAAAGAATATCTTCGCCGTAGTAACCTTCGGGCGTAGATTTGAAGTCGAAGATGGAGACTAGATTTTGCTCCCTCTTGCGGTCGTGATACTCCCATTCAGGGTGGCAACGTATCAACTCCTGAATTACGTCTCGCTTGATCATCATGAAGCCGGTGCCGATACTTTTGGCCTTCACCAGACCGATGTCATCGATAATGACGTTGCCATCGCAGTCATCCAGCGTCATGTAATAGAGAGGAGGAACCGTCTTGACGCTGTATACGCCGCCAACTATGGACTTGGTCTTCGTCCACGCAAGCAGCCTGAAAATATCGTTCGGATCAAAAGAGATATCCGAGTCGATGAACATCAGGCTGTCGCAGTCTGATTTCATGAACTCATCAACAAGGATGTTTCTTGCGCTTGATATCACAGAGCAGCCTTTGACAAAGCCGATGTGATAGTCCACCCCGTATTCCCTTGCCTTGTTGGAGAAGGCTAGGAATGCGCCAATCATATCGACCGGCGCTTTCGCATCGTAAGTAGGGATCGCGATGAATACCTTGCGCCCGTTTAAATGAACTTGCTTTTCCATGTCGGCTATATCAGGCGGCAGCTTTATATTTATCGATCATCGGATACAGTATGTCGTTACCGAAATCGCCTTGGAACTCGTGGACTCCGAAGTGACCAAGTTTGATGGTTGGATCAATCCACACATCAAAACCGTGGTTCCTCGCCCTCTCGCAAAACAGATAGTCTTCCCCGATATATCCTTCCGGGGTTGATTTGAAATCAAACAGGGAGTGCAGCTTGCGATCGGCAGTGGCGTCGTAGTATTCCCACTCAGGGTGAGCGCGGACAAGCTCCTCAACCACTTTCCTCTGGATCATCATGAATCCGGTGCCAATGCTCTTGGCCCGGACAAGGCCCATCGCATCCATCACGATGTTGCCTTCCTCATCCTGATCCATCTTGGAGTAGTAGGTGGGAGGGAACTTCCTAGCGCACCCTATGCCGCCAACGATGTTTCTCTTCTGGCTCCAAGCCAAAAGCCGGAAGATATCGTCAGGGTTGAATGACATATCCGCGTCGATGAACAACATCGTATCGCACTCAGATGCGAGGAAGTCGCTCACCAGCAGATTACGGGCCCGAGATACGACAGAGCACCCGGAGATGGTGCCGATCTCAAACCCGATGCCATGCTCTGCCGCCTTCCGAGAGAAATGAATCAAGGCACCGATCATCTTGACCGACACCTTGAAATCATACGCCGGGATGGCGATAAACAGCTTGCGTCCAGCTAGATCAAATGACGCTTCTGCCTGCATGGTTTACCCGTAGTAGGCAGTGACCGCAGCGGCTCCGTTGATGTCGAGGTAAAGACCGTTCTCGGCGAGGATGCCCTCTCCCGGAATTAGAACATTGAACGCCCCGGCAACAGCAGTGCTGACTTCGATCACCTTGGTTCCAGAAGCTGCGGATGCGTTGTCGTAAATGATCAACGCCGCACCCGCAGTAGACACCGCAACCGTAAGCCCCTTGAGGCGGGCGCGACCCGCGAAGATCACGCCATCGCCAGCAAGGTACTTCGATTTGACATCAGTTTGCATGCCCATAATCGACCCTCCTAGTCAGGGTTTCGATTAGCTGTCAGCAAACGGAGTGGCCGGGGTCGTTCCGAGAAGCACACCCTGAACAGCATACCGGTCTGCGGCAATCGCGGTGATCACCAGCCAAGAGCCAGCAATACCACCGGAAGTCGAAGTCAGGTTGATGAAGTCGTTGGACGAGCCGTTGGGGACGTAGCCGTTGATCGTGCCAGCGGTGTCGGAGTCCACAACAATCACAGAGCCGGTGTAAATATCGCCGCTGGCGGAGGCGGTGCCGATCTTCAGAGAGTTCGCCGAGATCGTGCCGGTGATCCAGATGGTGTAGCTCGTGCCCAGATTGTTCAGGGTGTTCGGATCGGAGCCGGGGCCAGCCGAGGTCGGGTCGGCGGTGGTGTTGATCGCAGGGAGGGTGATCGTGCGGTTCGCAGCCAGCGAGCCACCTGCAAAACGCAGGATATGGCCAGCATGCTGGGCAACGGTCAGGGTGGTGTCAGCAGTGGTGGACAGGTCGATGAAGTTGCCCGGGCCTTGAACGTAGAAGCCGTTGAGCGACCGAACCGGGCCGTCAAAAGTCGAGATAGCCATTTGAATCCTTTCGTGTTGTAGCACATCCCCGCATCGTCTCTACAAAGTCTGCTGGGACAGTCGATACGGGTGGTTCCCCAGATGTCCTAGTTTAAACGATACAGAACAAAAAAGGGGGCCGAAGCCCCCTTTTTCTTACGCGCCCGGGGAGCCGAACGCGCCCAGCGGATCAGACCAGCCGAACGAGTAACGCTCACGGGACTTGTACCGCACGTTGCCCGTGTCGAAATCGCCGTCCATGCTGTTTGACAGCGGGGTGCGAACGAAGTGCTTCAGACCATTCGGAACGTCGGTCATGAGGAACCAAGCGTTCGTGTCGGTCAGGTAGTTGTTGACGGTGTAACCGCCCGGGATCGAGCCGTTGTTCTTCAGAGCGTTGATGTCGTTGTTGTTGGTGCCAACACGAAGCTCGGTTTGGAGCAGTCGGGTTGCAACGAACTGGAGGTTCGGAGGAACAATCAGCTTCTTCGGCTTGGCAGCGATGAGCAGACCACGCTCGTCCGTCCACTGAGCGATCTGGATGACCGCCGCTTCAAGCGACGTTTCATTCAGGTCAGCAGCGGTGGCAGGCTCGTTGCTGTTGACGCCGCCGGAGACCAGCGGATGCAGGGTCGAGAACAGTTCAACGCCGTCACCGCCCTTGTAGCTGGACGAGAAGCCGTTGTTGAGGATGTTCGCGGCCTTGACCTGCTTGGTATAGGCCATGGCGCGAGCCAGAGCCTTGGTATACCGAGCAGACAGCGAGTCATACAGGTTGTCTTCCATCGCCTCTTCGGTGATGGAGAAACCCAGCGCGATGGTTTCGTGGTTGTAACGGGCAGTCCACGCTTCCTGCGCATTGTCATACGCAATCGCGTTGCCCTCGTTTTTCACGGGGGCGGCATTGAAGCCGGACAGCTTCGTTTCTTCCTCGAAAGAACGCTCGGAGGTTTCAGTCTCGAAAATCTCCTTGTGCTGTTCGCCGTAGGTCTCATAGTGCATACCGAAAAGAGCGTTGAGACCGGGGACAAGCTCTTTCAGTAGTTGTGCGCGAGAAATAGCCATGTTTCAGTCTCCTTAGACGTTGCCTTCGGCACGCTGATAGGCGTGCATACCGAAGTTCCACTTCACAATCACTTCGGTGTACGAGCCCAGCGAGTTGCGGGTATCCGGAACAACGTCCACGATGCGAACCGGCAGGGTGTTGGTCGTCGCCGTAGTGGCCGAGATCGCAACCGCCGAATCGCCAGTGATGGTCGAGCCAGTGTTGTCCACCAGAGCGGCGTTGTAGCCAACCGCAGCTTGGGTGACACCGCTCATCGTGGTGCCGCTCGAAACCACAGCCACCTTGAACAGGGCGTCGTAGTCATCGACCACATACGCTTGGATGTCCGCAGCGGTGATGGCACCGGGGTAGTACTGCTTGAACACCTTCTGGTTGCTGCTCGGGTCGGTGTAGGTGCAGCCCATGAACACACCAACGGGGGCCATCGCAGAGTCAGCCGGGTCGCGGGTGATGTAACCAGCGGACAGCTTAACTGCGTCACCTT